CCCGTTCCCGTTCAAGGCTGTTGACGCCTTAAGCGTTGCCTTGCTTTTGGGCTGAGTCATCCCGGATGGAGTCACAATAGAGGTGATAGACATAGTCATTCTCTTTCTGCCCAATTGGGCGTTACGTTGATACAGCTGTATCAACTAAAATCATAATACACCATTTAATGCATTTTTGTCAAATCCGCTGGAATCGGTGTCACATAATGTGACACCACGCGATCGTCGCGCCGGCCGAAAAGAATTACTTGTGGCCGTTCAACGGGGTAGAAGGGGGAAGGCGTGAAGCATGCCGCGTGCTTACCCATCCCACCCATAAAATTCCTGAATTTTTAGAAATTTACAAATTATAACTAAGTGCATTAGAAAAAATTTTTACAAAATTTTAAAATTTATAAGTTATGCATTTAGCTACCACAAGCTACGTGTAGTCAACTATATGAGAAATCGTTTATTGGAAGGCCACCCGTGTTAATGCACGTGCGTGGAACTGTGAAACATTGCATCTCGCTGATGTTTCACGGTAGATAGGAGATCATGACCCAGTACATGGACTTGACCGCGGACCCAAGTGCGCTTGGATGGCCGCCTTCCCTGGTTCTCGAACTCGTGCTCGCGCAGCAACCAGTCAAGGACATCTGCCAATCCTATGGTATCGACCGTCTCACTTACGAGCGTCTGCGACTCGACCCGGCGTTCCGCCGCGCAGTAGCGGCGGCACACGACACTCTCCAGGAGGAAGGCGCCAGCTTCAGGCTCAAGGCTCGTGCGCAATCCGAGGAACTGCTGAAAACCTCATGGAATTTGATCCATCGTCCGCTCGACGAGGTGAGTGCAAGCGTGAAGGCGACCTTGATCCAGATGACCATCCGTTGCGCAGGGTTGGATGCGTCGATCGAGCAAAAAGCGCGTGCCAGCGCGACTGCGCAGGCCGCAACGCTCACCGCACTCCAGATCAACATACATCTTGGCGACAATGATTGAAAAAATCGCAGTCAGCACCAGCGAAGCGATCGCAGCTCTCAAGGGCTCGCCATTGCTGCTGGCGCTGGTTCTGCTGCAGTTTATTGTGCTCGCAGCTGTGGTATGGATAAGCCACGAGCAAAGCGGCTACGAGCACCGGCAGTTCGAGTTGCTGGTGGAGCGGTGTAAATGATGGTTGATCAGCCCGGGCAAGAAAAGCTGTCCGCCGGGACAGGGAGAGACGAGGCTGCCCTTGCCCCCGCCCCCGTAGCGGCCGCTGCTGCGAGCTACAAGGTAGTCGACGCCCAGTGGAACCCCTCAACCTCGGCTGATACCCAGGCGATGCTGACATCTTTGGGGAATCAGGGCTGGTCCTTGATCACTGCCTATCCAAGTCCGGTCCGCGAGCGCACCCGCTGGATACTCGGTCAGGGCAGCACCGCCAGCTATCACGTCGTCGACCAGCAGTGGTCGCCGAGCGACCCTCAAGCCGTTGAAGCTTTTCTGAACTCTCAAGGGTCGTCGGGCTGGTCCTTGATCATGGCCTATCCGGATTCGCTCCGCGAGCGGACCCGCTGGGTATTCGGTCAGGGCACCGCCGCCGGCGGAGGCGGTGGTATCCCCGAGGCCCCCACGGATGGCAACCTTTATGGTCGCGAGAATGCTGCCTGGGTGCAGGTGCCGCAGGGTACGGTCGGACCCCCTGGTCCAACGGGTCCCCAAGGTCCTCAGGGCCCTATTGGTCTAACCGGTCCTGCTGGACCCCAGGGTCCTGCCGGCTCCCAGGGATCGACCGGTCCCCAGGGTCCGACTGGTGCGGCCGGCCCGCAGGGTATCCAGGGATTAACCGGCGCGACCGGCCCGCAGGGGCTTCAGGGCGACCCTGGGGCGACGGGTGCAACGGGGCCGCAGGGACCCCAGGGACCACCTGGTTCGGCTGGTGCCCAGGGATCGACCGGTCCCCAGGGTCCGACTGGTGCGGCCGGCCCGCAAGGAGCAACAGGTCCGGCAGGTCCCTCGGCCGTCAGTGCCAATGCCGGCAACGTCGCCACACTGGGGACCGACAACCTGATTTTTGTACCGGCACCATCGGTGATCCTGCGCAGCTACCTTGCGGGGCTCACGCTATCCACGGCGGGATCGTCGGCGACGTTCTCGGTTGCCGCGGGCGTCGCAGCCGATAGCACCAATGCCAATATGATGACGCTCGCGGCAGCAATCTCGAAGACGACGGGCGCATGGGTCGTCGGATCGGGAAACGGTGCTCTCGATACCGGCACCATTGCCAACTCGACATGGTACCACGTCCATCTCATCAAGCGCACCGATACACAGGTTGTCGATGTGCTCGTGTCACTGTCGCCAACGGCGCCGACATTGTCGGCAGGTTATACCCTGTTTCGGCGCATCGGGGCGATGAGGACGAACGCGAGCGGGCAATGGACGGCGTTCAATCAAATGGGCGATGAATTTCTGTGGACCGCCATGGTTGCCGACGTCACGGCGGCAGCGATCACTGCAACTCCACTGACGCCCGTTTTGACGGTTCCAACCGGAATACAGGTCTGGGCGATGCTCAATGCCTGCATGATTGCAACGGGGGTGGGGGCATTGCTGCTTAATCCGCTCGATGCCGCCGCGCAGACGGTTACCGCGACCAATGCCACGGTTCGCAATATCAGCGGCACGAACACGCCGACATTTATCTCCTCGATCCGGACCAGCAATGCTGCCCAGATCAGGGCTGTGGGCGATGGCGCCGCCGGCAGCGCATACTCGATTTATACAATCGGCTGGATCGACCGCCGCGGCAGGGACGGCTGATCCATTGACCCGCAAGACAAAAAACAGGAGAGGAGATAACCGATAATGCCAAGCACAAGCCGGAAGCAACGCGTAGCGATGCAGATCGCCAAAGCCGGCAAGTCCAACATCGGCATCCCGCAGAGCGTCGGCGCTGACTTTGTTGCTGCCGACAAGAAGCGCTCCAGGGCGCAGCTCGCCGCTCTTCCTCTTCGAAAGGGCGCGCCAACTCCACTTGGCAAAAAGGAGAACAAGTGATGGCCAAGGCGAAAGAGACTTACACCCCTGCGACAACTCCAGAGGACAACAACTACTGCCCCCAGCGTGGATCGTTCGACCCCTGTTATTCGGGCCATCTGGATAATCAGGACACTGAATACGAGACGCGCGACGCTCAACTCGAGGCTACGCGAAAAGAGTTCGGCAAGGCCATCCCGGCCGGGACCGGCCCAGGCGTCACGCCTGGGCATGATCTTGATTAAGCCATGTGGATTAAATGGTAGATTTAGTAGCTTACAAGGTGCTCGATCAGCCATGGAGTCGGTCAGACTCCACTGCGCCCGAGGCGATGCTGACCGCGCAGGGCCAGGCCGGCTGGCAATTGGTCGCCGTCTGGCAGGACCATCCGCGCGAGAGGACCCGCTGGATATTCTCATCACGCGAGATCGCGGCAACGCTGACGCACCTGACCACGGCGGGGAGCTACCTTATTGCAAGCCGGCCTGGTTTTCTGTCTGAGGTTTCTATCAACACGACGGGCGCTTCGGGATCACTCGTGCTCTACGACGGGATCGACGCGACGGGCGCCGTCATGGCTGTGATTGATATCAGCAAAGGCAATCCAAGTTCAGGGAACTCTACGCCGTGGCCGTTCAAGACCGGGCTCTTCGCAGTCTTGAGCGCCGCTGCCGACATTACGATCCTTACGTAACGTCCCGGCCACAGATTAGCCTCATGCTGGCGCCAATGAGCGTGCGGGTGAGCGCGCAAACCATGACACCGCCTTGGCTGGGGGGCTGGGGAGGGCAGCTGCCTGGTGGCGCGCTCGCTCTCAATATCAGGCCGGGACGGGAACTCGTCAAGGGAGATGCTTCCAGTTATCCCGCCGGACGATCTTCCCGATGGCTTCGCGGCCGATATTGTACTGAACCGCTAGAGCTTGCTGGGAAATTCCACCTGTGGCATATTTAGCGCGAATGGTGCACACGTCTACATCGGTGAGACTGCTTCGTTGCATTCCTTTTGCTTGTCGTCCTTTTGCGTACTTGTCATGTGCGTTGTCGCTATGCGTACCGAGAAAGAGGTGAGTAGGTCTGACGCACTTTGGATTGTCGCAATGGTGGAGGACGCACAGTTCGCCGGTGACTGCGCCATACGCCAGCTCCCAGGCAACGCGGTGCGTTTTTCTAAAGACTTGATATCGCTTGTTTTGAGTGGGTACAGAAATTACTCCGTAACCATTGCGGTCTGTGGCGCCGGTCCATTCCCAGCAGCTGTCAGTCCTCTGAATTTTTGTCCAAAAACGTTCAGCAAGTGGTATACGTGGTCTACCCATGGTCGCACCTCCAATGCGGTCAAGGTTAGGAACAGCAACGGTGCTCGATACATCGTTGCTGTTCTGTTTATAGCAGGTAATGTGTGATGGCATCAATTATCGATTACAAACCTTCGCCGACGATCAAAGCTTTTATTAAAGACTATCGTTTGTCTGGTTTATTTTATAGTTGGATAATTGGTCCAGTTGGTAGTGCCAAGACCACCGCCCTCTTCTTCAAGCTCATCTACCTCGCTTCCAAACAGGCCCCCAGTCCTGACGGGATCAAACGCACCAAAGCCGTCATCGTCCGCAACACGCTGCCGATGCTCAAGGACACGACTTTAGCTAGTTTCGATTATTGGTTTAAAGACGGCATCGCCGGCACCTGGAACGCCACCGACAAAAATTTCACGCTGCGCTTTGGTGATGTCGAGTGTCAGGTATTATTCCGGCCTCTTGATACTCCTGACGATGTTCGGCGCGTGCTTTCTCTGGAAATCAACTTTGCGATCATTGACGAGTTCGTGGAAATCCCCAAGGCGATCGTCGACGCGCTCTCAGCCCGGCTGGGACGTTACCGCCAACCCGACGGCACGCCGGTCACGATCTGGGGGATGTGGGGCTCCAGCAACCCGGGTACTGAGGACGTGTGGTGGTACGACTACTTGCATGGCCCGGCGGTGCGCCGGTTCAAGCGACTGCCTGGCATTCCCACGCCGCAGCCAGTCCCGGATAGCCCGAGCGATGTTGCGATCGCGCTAGCTACCCCTACGCTGGAACCTATTGCGTCTTACTACCATCAGCCCGGCGGGTTGACGCTTGATGCTGAGAACCTTGAGAATCTTCCCGGCGGAGTCCAGTACTACCGGGACGCCGTCGCCGGCAAGTCCGAGGTCTGGGTCCGTCAGTTCGTAGACGCTGAATGGGGCTTCTCCATCGCCGGGAAAGCCGTGATTCCAGGATTCAGAGCTGATCTCCATGTTGCTCTCCCTCATACGCTCCAACCGAATCCCTACTTTCCGTTGGTTGTTGGTCTCGATCCTGGCATCACAGGCTCAGCCATGATCTTGGGGCAGCAGGACTATGACGGCCGGATCAAGGTCTTCGCCGAACTCTGCCAGGAGGGTATGGGTGCCGAGCGTCTCGTGCAAGAGAGACTCCAGCCGCTCCTGCGCAACCGGTTCCCGCAAGTTGCGCGCGTTATCGTTGCTGCCGACCCGGCCGCTGCCAGCCGCACCCAGACCGACGAGCGCACCGTAGTCAAGATTTTCAAACAGCATTATGAGGTAGACGTAGAGTCCAACAACCGCCTGCCGCTCCGCCTCGATGCGATCGACCATTACGTCTCTTCTCTCGTCGAGGGACGAGCGGCACTGCAAATCGACCCATCCTGTCAAACGTTGATCCGCGCGCTCAAGGGTGGCTGGCGCTACGCTGCCGATCTCAAGCGCGAGACTCTCCGCGGTCATGATCCCGAGAAGAACGCTTACTCCCATCCCGGGGATGCCTTCGGCTATCTATGCAGGTTTTTCCATCGTGACCGCCAGCGTGAAACGCGATACCGTCTGCCGCAGGGGTTCCTGGCAGCTCGGCGCCAAGGTGCTCCCTGGCAGCGTCAGCCCGAGCGCAACAGCTATCATGTGCGATAAATAAATGGCAAATGCTCCCCCGACATCTCAACCCCCATTAAATACCTCAAAAGCGTATCCTGATCCGGCGCTCAAACCTCCTGCGCTCGGCGTGCCGGCGTCGCAGAGAGAGTCGACCGCTTCGCATGATCCACCGGTCAAGAAAATTTCTTCGGAAACCTTACGCACTTTAGGGCAAAGATTTAATAGTCTTTTTATGCAGTACGTTTCAGATAGACGTATCACCGAGATTAGATGGTTAGCCAACCAGAGACAATATCTTGGACTTTATGATCCTGAGGTCGAGGCAGCTTTTAGCCCAAACCGGTCAAAGGCATATCCTAAGATTACCAGGACAAAGTGTATTTCAGTGCTCGCCAGGATAATGAATTTGATGTTCCAGGGTAATGAGCGCAATTGGGAAATCCATGCTGCGCCATGGCCCGATATCACAACAGCCGAGATCAAGGATGCGATTAACCTGGCGCAAGAGAAGGATCAGCAGATGGGCGTGTCGACGCCCAGCCCAGAAGACTCTTTTGCCTACAACAATTACGTCATGGAAGCGTTAGACCGCTACGCGGACTTGCGCGCTGATAAGTTATCCACCTTGATCGACGACCAGCTTCAGGAACTGGGTGGGCACCAGGCGTTGGATTACGTGGCGCTCAATCGTGCGGTGATCCGCAGTGGGATCATCTACGGACTTGGTGTGCTACGTGGCCCCTTTGTGCGTAAGTCGGAGACGGTGACATGGAAGGTAACGACACCGAAACAGGCTGCGCCGCAGCTACAACTTGCACCACCCTCACCCTTGCCTGGTTCAGTGAACGGTGGAGCACTGCCTCCGCAGGCGAACGGTGGTGGTGCGCCGATATCGCTTGCACAGGCTTCATCTCCACCCCCACCAGTGGTGCGGCCGCAGAAGCAGGTGGTCTTCAAGCCATACTTTGAGTTTCTCCCTGTTTGGGATTTCTATCCTGATCTCAGCGCCAAAACCCTGCAAGGTATGGATGGTTATTTCGTGCGTCACGTCATGTCCAAAACTCAGGTCAAACAACTGGGAAACCGTCCTGATTTTTTCTCGGATGTAATCGACAGCTATCTCACGAGATATCCTTTGGGTAACTATCGCGCGCAGCAGTTTGAGCAAGAATTGCGAGCGATGGGAGTGAAAGTAAACGTCAACGAGATGAAAACGGAGACCATGAAATATGAGATCATGGTATGGCATGGTCCTGTTGACGGCATGTTGCTTCAGGAGGTTGGCGTGGAGGTCCCTGCCGACAAGCTCTCCGACTACATCGACGCGGAAATTTGGATGCTCGACGCCAACGTGATTGGCGCGCGGCTCAACCCGTGGGCCGATCTCGTCAAAGAGATGCCGAGTATCCCTGTCCCGCCGATGATCCACACGTTCTTGTTTGACGAGGATGATACGAGTCCGATCGGGTTTGGGTTGCCACAGGCAATACGTGACAGCCAGATGATGGTCGCTGCTGCCGTGCGCATGTTGCTCGATAACGCCAGTGTAGTCTGTGGGCCTAACCTGGAACTCAATACTGATCTTTTGCGGCTTGATCAGGACTTGGCAGCGATCGCTGCGTATAAAGTCTGGTACCGCGAGGGCTCTGGTCCCGAAGCGCAGTGGCCTGCCGTACGTAATGTGCAGATCGATGCGCACCTTGATAGCCTGCTCAAGATCGTGGAGCTGGGGCTTAAGTTCGCCGATAGTGAAACCTTTGTTGGTCCGGCGACAGGTGGCGACATGGAGAAGACAGCCAGCGAGCCGATGCGCACGGCCGCGGGCGCCTCCATGCTTCGTGGCGAGGCGGCGCTGCCGTTCAAGGACGTTATCCGCAGCTTCGACACCTTCACTCAGTCTGTGATCAACAGCATGGTTTTGTTCAATCGGGTGTTCAACCCTACTCAGGCGCCCGATGGCGACTACGATGTAGTTGCTCGTGGTGCGACCAGCCTCATGGCCAAGGAGCTACGTGGCATGCAGGCTGATTCATTAGTGCAGACGCTCAAGCCAGAACAAATGATCCACGTCGATGAGCGCAAGCTCGTCGAGGCACAGATTAAAGCCAGGGATATGGACGATATTCTGGTTACAGAGGATGAAGCGGGTCGGCGCCAGCAGGCAGCACAGCAAGCTCAGCAGGAGCAGCAGGATCAGCAAACTAAGATGATCGAGGCCAATCTCCGCAAGATTCTTTCCGATTCGTTCAAGAACATCGCTCAAGGCCAGAAAAACACAGCCAATGCCGATGCGCAGCTCGTGGAGACCGCGCTAAACATCTTAGAAAAAGGTATGCAGGATGAGCTTTCAGGAGGACTCCCGGCCGCACCCGGTGTTCAACCAGGTCCAGCGCAACCAGCCGTCCCAGGCCCGCCAGGAGGAGACGGACTTGCTCAAGCGCTTGCATCAAATGCGGCTGGACCCGGCGCTCCTGGTAGTGCGCCAGCTCCTGTCGCTCCGCCTGCTCCGATGCCAGGACCACCTGGTCAAGGCGCCCTTGGATGATGTAGCTTTGTTGCAAGGTGAAGCACGTACACTCCAGAAGCTTTTGCGTGATCTATCGGGTGAACGTGCGACATTAAGCGAGTAGGAGACGAGTCATGGCCAAAGCTGCACGCGCCGCGCCAACAGCGGCTGAGCCGGCGGCGCCAGTACTGGAAACTCCTGCACAGAATCCTGCATCTGCAGCTCCAGCGCCTCCGGCGCTGGTTGTGCCTACACCCGTTACCCCACCCGCACCTGTCGAACCTTCGCAACCCGACCTGTTCGATGCGGCATTCGCCGAGGCGGCAGCGGCGGCGATCGAGGAGCTGGAAAAGCCGCCGCCTGAAGCGGTGGCGCCTAAGAAGCCCCCTCCAGCTGCGCCCAAACCACCGGCTGCGCCGCCGGCTGAGCCGGTTGCCGAGCCGGCGCCGGAACCCGTGGCTCCACCGCCTCCACCGCCTCCACCTCCTCCACCTCCTCCACCTGCGCCGAGTCCGGCGGCACAGTCGGCGCCACCTCAGCCTCAGCCTCAGCCTCAGCCTCAGCCTCAGCCTCAGCCGCGGACGTACCAGGAACCGCCGTTATTTAATCCGGAAGAGGCCACTCAGTTGCAATCGTTCTATAGCGAGTGGCCGGATGTGGCGCGCGCCACCGAGGTGATGATCCGGGGTCTGTTAGCGCAGACGGCGCGGCGTATGTACGCCGATATGGCGTCTTCCTTGGCGCCCTATTTGCAAACGATCGATATTTTGGCGGATCGATCCCAGCTGTCCGAGCTACAGGGACAAGTATCCGACTACGACACTGTATCCGGGCAGTTGACCTCCTGGGCGTCTAGACAACCTGCGTATTTGCGTACAGCATACGAGCATGTTATCAAGTCTGGAACGGCTGCCGAGGTTGTCGACTTGATCAACCGGTACAAGCAGGACACCATGCCAGCACAGCCGGCTACGCCCGCTGCGGCTGCGGCTGCTGCCCAGCCTGCTGCCGTGTCACCTGCTCCAGTCAATCCTGCGCTTGCGGCTGCCGCAGCGCGCCTCGCGCCGGTGGCGACCAAGCGTACCAACGTGGTTGCGCCTCCCACCGACTTTGACACTGCCTTCGCTGAATTTGCTAAGGCGTCTTAAGCCAGGAGTTGATCCATGGTCGCAGTTACTAGTTATGGCGATATATCTCCCGCAGTAGCTGCATATTCGGTCGTACGCATGCTCAAGCGTGCAATGCCATATTTGCATATAGAAAAATTCGGACAAACATATCCCCTGCCGACGAACTCGACGCAGACAGCTAAGTTCCGACGTTACTTTTTGCAGGGAGCAACTGGTGCGGCCGGTCCGGATGCCGGCGGCACCAATGGTGTCGGCCAGCCGTTCTACATTCCGCTGGCCCTGACGCCGCTGGTCGAGGGCGTGACGCCCGCGGGCTCTATGCTGGCGAACCAAGATTACACGGTTCAATTATACCAGTACGGTGATTACATCACGATCACCGACGTGATCGAAGACACTCACACCGATCCGGTGCTCCAGCAGTCCACCGATATTCTGGGCGAGCAAGCCGCAGTCACTGTCGAGACTCTGCGGTTCAACGTGCTCAAGGCTGGTACCAACGTATGGTATCAGAATCTGGTTGCCGGGCGCGCGAACGTTGCTGGGGTTATAGGACTCACCGATCAGCGTCGCGTGACGACTGGCCTCAACCGGCAGAATGCCAGGAAGATTTCTCAGGTCGTCGCGAGCAACCCAGATTTCAACACGCGATCGGTCGAAGCCGCGTACTTTGGGCTTGTGCATCCCGATCTGGAGTCTGACATTCGCAACATGACTGGCTTCATACCCGTCGCCAGTTATGGCCCTCATACGAGCCCCTTTGAGGGTGAAATCGGGTCAGTCGAGCAGTGCCGCTACCTCAGCTCGACGGTGATCGCACCGTTCATCAACGCGGGCGCCGCGACCTCTGGCGCGACGACTTATCGCTCGACCGGCGGCGTGAACTGGGACGTCTACCCTGTGCTCTACTTTGGGCGTGACGCCTTTGGGTTGGTTCCGCTCAAGGGCAAGTCGAGCATGACTCCGATGGTGGTCAA